CACTAGCAAGCGTGTGAATACACAAAGAGAGACTTTGCTTGCTGTGAAGAAGCGCAATATGAACATTCCCGAACTTCAAGCTACCTTCGATCTGGATGCCGAGGTAAACACATGTTTTAAAAGATTTTGTACGCATGTTGTTGATATTCCCAGAGTGAAGAGATTACCTGCGATGATGGGAACCGAAATTGAGTTCTTTTCTGCCTACTTGGCTGGTAAGAACCCACCTGTTTCTGAATACCAAGGGCCATTGACTTTGCAAGCCTTAGATAAGTATATGCATATGGTGAAAACCATTGTCAAGCCTGTTGAAGACAATTCATTGAAGTTCGAAAGACCGCTTTGTGCCACTATAACCTATCACAAGAAAGGTATAGTGATGCAGTCATCTCCATTGTTTTTGAGTGCTATGTCCCGGCTTTTTTACATATTAAAGTCGAAGATTCATATACCGAGTGGTAAATGGCATCAATTATTTACACTCGATGCCGCTGCCTTTGATGCAGCGAAGTGGTTTAAAGAAGTGGATTTCTCAAAGTTTGACAAATCTCAAGGAGAATTACATCATAAGGTTCAGAAATTAATCTTTGATTTATTGAGGTTACCTCCTGAGTTTGTGGAGATGTGGTTTACCTCCCATGAGAGATCCCATATCACCGACCGTGACACTGGTGTGGGTTTTTCTGTTGATTACCAAAGAAGAACTGGTGATGCTAATACATATCTTGGTAACACGTTAGTCACCTTGATATGTTTAGCTAGAGTTTATGACTTGTGTGATCCTAAGATAACGTTTGTCATTGCCTCTGGAGATGATTCGTTGATTGGCTCTGTTGAAGAATTACCACGAGCCCCCGAACATCTTTTCACCAGTTTATTCAATTTTGAAGCGAAGTTTCCTCACAATCAACCGTTTATTTGTTCAAAGTTTCTTGTGTCGGTTGATTTAGCAGATGGTGGACGAGAAGTTATTGCCGTCCCAAACCCCGCCAAATTGCTGATACGCATGGGTCGTCGTGATTGCCAGTACCAGTCTTTGGACGAGCTCTTTGAGTCCTGGATTGATGTCATATATTATTTCCGAGATTCCCGAGTGTGCGAAAAAGTCGCTGAATTGTGCGCTTTCAGGCAAACTCGAAGGTCATCGATGTATTTACTCAGTGCTTTACTGAGTTTACCAAGCTGTTTTGCTAATAGAAAGAAATTTAAATTACTCTGTTACAATTTGACAGAGGAAGAGTGTC